CTGGCGAAGCCGCTGAACAGGCCAGCGCAGCAGCGAGGTCTGCATCCGCAGCGAAGACATCCGAAACGAACGCGAAAGCGTCGGAAACCAGCGCAGAATCCTCAAAGACGGCAGCCGCATCATCAGCCAGTTCGGCGGCATCATCGGCATCATCTGCGTCTGATTCAAAAGATGAGGCGACCAGACAGGCGTCAGCGGCGGCAGAGAGTGCGTCAACGGCATCCACGAAGGCGACAGAGACGGCAGGAAGTGCGACGGAGGCAGCTCAGAGCAAAAATGCGGCTGAATCCGCGGCAACGCGCGCCGAGACAGCTGCAAAACGGGCAGAGGATATTGCATCCGCCGTGGCGCTTGAGGATGCGAGCACGACGAAAAAGGGGATAGTACAGCTCAGCAGTGCGACCAACAGCACATCTGAAACGCTGGCGGCAACGCCGAAGGCAGTAAAAGCAGCCAATGACAATGCTGAGAAACGTCTGCAGAAAGATCAGAACGGTGCGGATATCCCTGGCAATGACACCTTTACGAAAAATATTGGTGCCTGCCGTGCCTTCGGTGGGTCAGTAAGCACAACAACAGGAAACTGGACGACTGCACAGTTTATCGAGTGGCTGGATTCTCAGGGAGCATTTAACCATCCATACTGGATGTGCAAGGGTTCCTGGTCTTATGGCAATAATAAAATCATTACTGATACTGGCTGCGGTAATATTCATCTCGCCGGAGCTGTCATTGAAGTAATGGGGATAAAGTCAGCGATGACGATCCGCATTACCACTCCGACCACATCCAGCGGTGGCGGAACAACCAACGCCCAGTTTACCTATATTAATCACGGAACAGATTATTCACCTGGTTGGCGAAGGGACTATAACTCCAGAAATAAGCCAACGGCATCAGAGATCGGGGCGCTACCGTCAGGTGGAACAGCAGTATCATCAGTTAATCTGGCTTCAAAAGGTCGGGTAGCCGCGCTGACAGACAATACGCAGGGGGCAGCAGGTCTTGAGTTATACGAGGTGTATAACAACGGATATCCAACAGCGTATGGAAATATCATTCACCTGAAAGGGATGACAGCCGTTGGCGAAGGTGAGTTACTCATCGGCTGGAGTGGTACAAGCGGTGCTCATGCTCCGGCATTTATTCGTTCACGACGGGATACGACCGACGCAAACTGGTCGCCGTGGGCGCAGCTTTACACCTCGGCTCATCCTCCTGCAGAGTTTTATCCAGTCGGCGCACCAATCCCGTGGCCATCAGATACCGTTCCGTCTGGCTATGCCCTGATGCAGGGGCAGACTTTTGACAAATCTGCATATCCGAAACTGGCTATAGCCTATCCTTCTGGTGTTATTCCGGATATGCGCGGCTGGACAATCAAGGGCAAACCCGCCAGTGGGCGTGCTGTATTATCACAGGAACAGGACGGGATTAAATCACATACTCACAGCGCCAGTGCGTCAAATACGGATTTAGGGACGAAAACGACCAGTTCATTTGATTACGGCACGAAGACAGTCAGTACGTTTAACCACGGCACAAAATCAACCAATACTTCAGGCAATCATACACATACCGTCGGTTTTGCTGTGAGCGTGCAATCAGGCGGTGCAAATTATGGTGTTCCGCGAAGTGATAAAGGTGCTACGACTACTAGTTCATCAGGCAATCATGCACATACAGTCGACATTGGAGCACATAACCATACTGTTGGTATTGGTGCACATTCACACACTGTTGCCATTGGCTCACACGGGCATTCCATTACCGTAAATGCTACTGGTAATACCGAAAACACCGTCAAAAACATCGCATTTAACTATATTGTGAGGCTTGCATAATGACTTTCAGAATGAGTGCAGAAGCACAAACTATCCGCGTATTTAATTTACTTGATGGAACCAATGAATTTATTGGGGAAAGTGACGCATATATCCCACCGTATACAGGTCTACCAGCTAATACTACAGATATAGCACCACCAGATGTGGAGGCTGGATTTGTGGCTGTTTTTAACAGTGAGAATAAATCTTGGAATATTGTTGAAGACCACCGAGGTAAAACTGTATATGACGTAACTTCCGGTGATGCTTTATTTATTTCTGAACTCGGTCCGTTACCGGAAAATGTTACCTGGTTATCGCCGGAAGGGGAGTTTCAGAAGTGGAACGGCACAGCCTGGGTGAAAGATGCAGAAGCAGAAAAACTGTTCCGGATCCGGGAGGCGGAAGAAACAAAAAACAGCCTGATGCAGGTAGCCAGTGAGCATATTTCGCCACTTCAGGATGCGGTAGATCTGGAGATTGCAACGGAGGAAGAAATATCGTTGCTGACAGCCTGGAAGAAGTATCGGGTATTGCTGAACCGTGTTGATATTCTTGAGCCAGTTTGGCCTGTGCAACCACAATAACGGAAGGATTTACTCCTTTTATTATTGCTGACTTAAAGCCAGTTTCAGGCGTATCGTGGCTGAGACAGATAACCACCCGCTATGCGAGTGGTTATGATTTTAACCTTTAACCTTTAATTTGAGATTTTTTACTTTGCCATAAAGCGTATCTTTTAAAGAAAAAGATGGAACCCAGTTAAAACCAGTGCGCCAGGGGCGTGGACTACCGTGAAAACACACAACTGAAACACTGTCAGGTACTTTCCCAGTTGCTGATTTTGATGCCAGGTCTGGATTGTATCCAATCATTGATTTTGTTGCTATATCGCATTTATAACTTTTAATTGCATCTGGAATAATGTCCTGCCATAAGTCTGGCTTAGTAACACTACCGATAAAACCTTGATCACCCCATTTATCTTCAGTTTTGCATTCTTGCATTATTTGTTCAGGATTGGCAGTAAATTCCTCCCATATTTTTGTCTTTGCAGAAACGGGAATCATCATAATTGAGGAGTTAACACGGTCATGATGATTAAACTCCCTGAGCATGGTGAAATTTTTAGCTTTTGTAAAAATATCCAATTTTCCAGTAATGACAACATCTATGTCAAAATATAAAATGTCATGATTCCCGATTACTGGATGGTTTGGGTTAAATAACTCCATTTTTGACCACCAACCAGGCCAATCAAATAACAAAGGTGCAGTATTCACACCATCAATACTTCCAGCATCAGTCAAGCAGATTGAGGGCATTGAACCAAATTGTTTATGAAGCCATTGTGCATGTTTCGGCGTAAAATCCTTGCCGCAGCGTAGTACAGAAACGATCAACATAGAAAATCTTTCCTAAACTTTCAGATCTAATTTATACATTAAATAGTTTGAGGTTATGAATACTATCTGAAGTATACAAGTTATTATGTGAAACAACCAGAAGAGTGACTACAATCCTATGAAAACAAATTGTGGTAGATGTTGGCGCGAGAATACACAGGCGGAACAATTACCTGTGATGTTGGTGGGTCGAAGTTGTATGAAAAATTTCCTGCTGGGGATAAATAAAGTCGCGGTATGTCATGTGCGGGAAGGAATAATCATTGGTTTTATGCCGCAGCACGTTGTATGCAATAACGTGCTGCGGTTGGCTGGTGAACTTCCGATAGTGCGAATATTGAATGATTTCCAGACGTTACCGATTTTACGACAAAAAATTAGCGCAAGAAGACAAAAATCACCTTGCGCTAATGCTCTGTTACAGGTCACTAATACCATCTAAGTAGTTGATTCATAGTGACTGCATATGTTGTGTTTTACAGTATTATCTAGTCTGTTTTTTATACGAAATAAAATGTAATATATTGATATTTATAACATTTTATGTTTCTCGTTCAGCTTTTTTATACTAACTTGAGCGAAACGGGAAGGTAAAAAGACAAAAAGTTGTTTTTAATACCTTTAAGTGATACCAGATGGCATTGCGCCATCTGGCAGAGTGATTAACTAAACATCGCAGTAATTGAGGCACTCGCCAGAGAGTGAAAATGAACGTTAAACCCGACCATCGCGCCGCTGGCACCTTCATCGACATCAATACGTTCTACATCCAGCGCGTGAACGGTAAAAATGTAGCGATGGGTTTCGCCTTTCGGCGGCGCTGCGCCATCGTACCCGGTTTTACCAAAGTCGGTACGCGTCTGCAAAACGCCGTCTGGCATAGCTACCAGACCAGAGCCAAACCCTTGCGGTAATACGCGGGTATCAGCGGGTAAATTAACAACTACCCAGTGCCACCAGCCGGAGCCGGTTGGCGCGTCCGGGTCGTAGCAGGTGACAACAAAACTTTTCGTTCCCACAGGAACATCATCCCACGCCAGATGCGGTGAAATATTATCGCCATCGTAACCCATGCCGTTAAAGACATGACGATGCGGCAGCTTATCGCCATCGCGCAGATCGTTACTGATGAGTTTCATGAACCCTCCTTTCTTGTTTGCAGAAAGTGTAGCCAGAACCCCTCACGCTGACTTCCCGTTATTGGCAAAAAAATGTTTCATCCTGCACCGCACGGTTAACCGCTGCGGTCAGACGCTGCAACTGTTGCGGGAGAATAATATAGGGCGGCATCAGGTAAATCAGTTTGCCAAAAGGCCGGATCCATACCCCCTGTTCGACAAAGAATTTTTGCAGCGCCGCCATATTCACCGGACGAGTGGTTTCGACCACGCCAATGGCCCCTAGCACGCGCACATCGGCAACCATTTCGGCGTCACGGGCTGGTGCCAGTTGCTCGCGCAGTTGTACTTCAATAGCCGCCACCTGCTGCTGCCA